ACTACGATGACTTCATTAAACCACGCAGAGGTGGTTCAACACCATCAAATCCAAAACTGTATGCAAGAGTTGTGCAAGCAGCAAAAGATAAGTTTGATGTATATCCATCTGCAGTTGCTAATTCTTGGGTAGTACAAGAATACAAGCGTCGTGGTGGAACTTATAAAGCAGAAAAAGAAATTACCAAAGGTATTTGGAATGGTGGCATTTTTGATCCAAGGGATTTAATAAAATAATGTCTAAAAAATCTTCAGGATCTTATTTTAAAAATCACGGGTTTAACCCAATGCAAATTAAAGACGGTAGGATTGTTCGTTTAAGAAAAGACGGTAGCGTAAAAGCAGACTTAGGTCCATATAAAACAAAACAAAAAAGGGTGGTAAGTAATGGCTAATAAAGAACAAAAGGGTAATGTTAACAAAAAGAAAGAGCCAAAAATGACTCTTAAAGAAAAGCGTGCTGCAAAGCAAGAAAAGAAAAATAAGAACAATGGCTGATACATACACTCCAAATGCTGGTATGAAGGCCGCTGCTCGTCGTGCTTTAAAATGGAAAGAAGATGGTAAGGCAACAGGTGCTGGAACTCCAGTAGGTTGGGGTAGAGCAACAGATATAGTTGCTGGCAGGGCAATGTCTTTAAGTACTGTTAAACGTATGTTTTCTTTTTTCTCCCGTCACGAAGTAGATAAAAAAGGAAAAGGTTTTTACGATGGTCCAGAGTTTCCATCTAACGGAAGAATTATGTGGGAGGCTTGGGGCGGTGATGCAGGATTTTCATGGAGTCGTGCCATTGTTGAAAGAGAAAAAAGAAAAGTTGAAAAGGTTTGGAACGGAAGTCCATTTAGTTTTAGAAAGGGGTAAAAGTGGAGGAATTAGGGGTTGAAGAACTAAAACAATTAATTAATTACTACAAACAAAGATCATCAGATCTTGAGTTTAGCGTATTACAGTTGCAAATGAAGTTAAATAAAATTATTTCTCTTCAAGAACCAAAGCCAGCAACTAAAACAGTTGTAGAAAAAAAATAACATTTAAAAAATAGGAGAAATATGCAAGAATTAATTGCAATAGGCTTGACATTGATCTCCACTTTAGTTATAATTAAAGCAATGAGAAAAAGGTCTAGAAAAGACTTTTCAAAAACCCTATATCGTCAAAGCGATATACATAAGTTATTGAAATATTTTTTTTCTATAAACTTATCTAACGATAAACAAATCCTTTCTCAGTTGACAAAACATAAAGAAAAGAGTATGATTAAAGTTATTGTACTAGATGATCAGGCGTACTGGGTATCTAACAATACATTTTATGTTGCTGAGGCTGTAAATGGTGAAATACAACGCCAGACAGCAAAGCCAATCAACACAAATGGTTTGTCAAAAAAAGATTTAAATAAAATGCTATTCATACTGGATAGTTTAAAGAATGGAAGTAAAAATGATAGTGGCAGTGCAGGGAACGAATGACTTTGACGATTACAATGTCTTTATTCGTGCTATGGGTGTTGCATTATCTAGCATGCCAGAAAGTGATAAAGAGTTCGTAATATATTCTGTTGGACCTGTTAGAATAAATTCTTTTGTTTCAGAATTTTCTAATTTGTCAGAACGTGGGATGAAGGCAAGGGGTCGTAAAATAAAATTTTATAAAGTTACGCCTTCTTGGTTAGAAGAAAACATGCAAACTGTAAACTATTTTGCTTTTCTTACTAAACCAAAACAGCCAAACTCTAAATTAGTTTCTGCTGCTGAACTCAAAAATGTAGAAGTTGGAATTTTTAGATACTAAGGGGAAAAATGATAATTAATAAATTAGAGACAATGGAAAAAATAGTAAAGTCTAACCACATTCTTGCTTGGGTTGGCTGGGATGTTGCAGAGCGTAAAAGAACAGAGATGGGCAGAACTGCCGTCAATGGTGTAAGGGTCAATGGTCAGTGGTACACACAACGAGTATTTAAACTGAATCGCAATGGCTGGGATATTCCAAACAAATATAAGATGTAGGTGCCAAAATGAAACAGCACTTATGGAAAGACAATGCCGCATGTCTGGGTCTTGAAAACAATTTATTTTTTGACAAATACGAAGAAGACGTAAGTGTTAGACCAATGGTTGATTCAATTTGTAGTTCATGTCCAGTTAAAAAAGTTTGTTTTGCAGTTGGAGTTTCTAATAAAGAGTGGGGCGTTTGGGGCGGTATTTATCTAGAAGGTGGAGATATATCAAGAGAATTTAACAATCATAGAAATAAAGATGGTTGGGCAAAGACTTGGGAATCTTTAACAATGGAAAAATAAATGTATACAAATGATATGCGTAGAGCCTTTCACTCCATTGTTCCACCAAAAGGATTTAAGGTTCAATTAATTGACAACGAGCACTTTCTTACGATAAAATTAAATGAGCATGAATTTGCAAGGATGGTGCATGATGAAAAAATACAGGCACTGCAGTATATTGTTAAAGTAAAAAATGCTTTAGAAATGAATGGAGCAATCGTGTTAGTTACTAGGGAGCCAATAAAGTAATGCAAACCTTTCTACCCTATAAAGATTATGATCAATGTGCAGAAATACTTGATAATAAAAGATTAAATAAACAGATATTAGAGGCATATCAAATACTTAAGGTCCTGTCTGGCAAATCTCCTTCTGGGGCTTGGCGCAACCACCCAGCGGTATTGATGTGGAAAAGTGCTGAGCATTCATTACGAACCTATACTAAAGCCATGATTAAAGAGGCTAAGGCAAGGGGGATTAAGACAGACAAGAACGAGGCCAATATAGAGGCTCTAGAGGCCGTTTGTGGGCAGATTTGGGGTACTGATAAGCCAGTCTGGAACAAGCCCTCTCACGTAAATCGTGTTAATATCACTCATAGGGCTAACTTATATCGAAAGGATCCAGTGTATTATGCTGAGTTCTATATAGATACTAAAAGTGAGCATAATAAACCTTGTTGCGATAAGTGTTTATATTATTGGGCAACTCATGCTACCCGCTCAGTTTGACAATTTCTGGATAAAAGAGTACAATGATATGTGTGGAGATAAAATATGAATAACATTTTTGTTATTGTCTTAACTACTTTTACGATTTCTTTTGCTATAGCCTATCTATCTGTATTATATAAATTATCTAAACTTACTCAAGAGTTTTCTAAACTATTCATTTCCCATCAATCGCTGCAGGATTTTGTTGAAAAAAATAAACTTGAATTTAAAAATGACAATGACATTCATAAAGAAAATTTTATAAAGTTTTTATCAGATTCTCGTGACTGGGCATTTGGCTATATTGAGGATGTTCAAAAAGGCTTAGAACACTTTATATCAAAAATAGAGCCAGATATAAATTACTTTAATGAATTTAGTACCATATCTGAGGGAAGTCCATATCATAATTTTATGAAGACAATTTCACAAGAGTACAAAGAATTAAAAAAATTAATGCCTGCAGAAACAATAAAAAAAGATGCTTGACCTAAGAGGAATTCCTACATGTAGTTGTCCACAGTGCGGTGGCATACTTTTTAGAGCACTGGTCGGATTTGATCCAGAAACTTATACTATATCTACTTATCATTTAGACATTCAATGTAATGACTGTGGTGCTTTAGCAACTGCACCAACCCCAGTGGATCATCCAACTAATCCAAGTGACAATTTAGGATTTAAAGAATGAAAGAGATTTTACTATCAACTATAACAGGTTTTGGGTGCGGTGCCGTGTTCGCAGCATTCAAATTACCAGTACCAGCACCACCAGTTTTTGCGGGAGTCGCAGGAATTATTGGTCTGTGGATTGGTTTTACAATACTAACACAAATTATATCCTAGGAGGAATAATGGAAAAAGTACTAAACGATAAGACAAAGGCAATGCTGGCATCATATGGTCGCTCAGTTCTTGCATCAGGTCTTGCATTATATATGGCTGGTGTAACAGATCCAAAAGATCTATGGGCGGCATTAGTTGCTGCTATTGCACCCGTTGCATTGAGAGCAATTAATCCTAATGACAAGGCGTTTGGCGTCCTACCTGATGCTGCCGAAGTTGATAAGGCTCTTAAGTCTGCAAAGGCAAAAGTAAAGAAAGTTACTAAGAAGTAATTTATCTTTTATCAGATAGCCAGTCTAGAGATAGGCTGGCTATTCTGTTTATTCGTTTATAACGTTTAACCATTTATCTCTTAATGTTTTAACTGAAAAGTTATCAAAACCTATATCTAAAGCCTTTTGTTTAAATTCATAAAGGTTTTCATTTTCAATATAACTATCAATTAAGTTTGCTAGTTTTTCTGGATTAGCCTCATAAATATTTACCATTGACTTTGTTCTAAAATCTCCAATTTTATTTGATTCTACTAACCATTCTTGTGGAAGTATTTGATTATTAGGAGATACATCTGTCATAAAAACAGGTAGTCCAGAAATTAAAGCCTCGTTCATTGGCAAACACAATCCAGCGTATCTTCTTGGCAGCACCATTGCATCAAACCCATTATATAGATCTTCTCTATTTTTTACATTATCTTGGCTTAATGTTAGGCGTTTATCTTTTGTATTAAAATCTAATGGGGTTTGAGTTGTAACAACTAATTCATATTCTGCTTTAGAATATTTAAGCATTTCTATTACGGTGTCAGTTCCATTTCTATCCTTGGCTGCCTTTTTACCACCAATATGAAGAATGCGTTTATGTGTCTTAGATAAGTTATTTTGTCTTATATTATCAAACAAAGATGTATCTGTTGGTGGTGGAAGGTGTATTAGTTTTGTTTTTGATCCAAACTTTTTGTTGACTATATCCATATTCCAAAGGCTTGGCGATAGTAAAACATCAGGCAGCGCCCACTCTGGATTTGTCATATTGCCAAACAGTTCGTAATTGTATTGAAGAATGGTTTTTATATTTCTTGCTCTTGCAAGATTAATAAAGTCTACACTATAAAAAGTTTCACAACTTATTACAACATCTAAATTTTCTAAAAATGCTAATATTTCTTTTGTTCTTGGCATTCCTCTAAGTGTTTTAAGAACATTATATCCGCTGTACCATTCAGGATGCTGTTTATTATTATTAAAAAAAGCGGAATCAATAAGTAAAATCTTATCAGGATTAAGCATGTTAACTAATTCCCTAGTCTGATTACCAAGTCCAGTATTATCACATCTTGCTATAATTCCTAGTCTCATTAGGTTGACCTTAAAACATCTTCATCATTTTTAAATAATTCAGATTGGCTTAATATTTTTTTTGCATCTTCAATACTTGTATATGACCAAAACTCATCATCTTGGGTAAACTTCCTAGTGCTTTGCCTTCCATCTAAATGTAAAACTCTGCTTACATTTTGACCATTATCTGGGTAATAAATAAACATCTTATGTGCTTCCCAATTTCTAATTTTAAAAACATATGGCTCTTCTATAACAGGTTGTTCTCCAGGCAAATACTCGCAATCAACTTGTGCTTTTCCATAAAATTCATCTTCAATATAATTTCTTTCACCAATACTTGGTAAAACAACATCTTTATAGTAACTAGTAAAACTTAAATGTGGATTTTGACTCCATTGAACAGTTTTCATAAAAACATCTTCTTGACCACACATCATATGAACATGCTCTTGCGGCATCTCTTCTCTTAAATAAAATCTTATTGTGTTTGCTTTATTGTATTCAAACATATCCAAACACTTATTCCAGTCAATATCTCTATCAGTTCTTAATGGTAGATCTCCTTCAATATAAAGAATTAGTGGTGTTTGAACCAAGTTAATAGTTTTTTTCATCATAGTGCTTTGATGGCTATGCTTATCAAATATTATTGGTAATACGTTTTCCCATTCGTGCAAGCATTTCCATAATATTCTGCTTTTATATTCATCATAGTCTTTTTTATAATCTGATTGCTCTGATCTAAGTCCATCTATTTGCAATATTATTTCGCTGTCTGGAAAATGAAACTTTGTGTTATTGATGGTTGTTTCTATAACTTTTGTGCTTGGATGACTAGGAATGTAAGATGTTGGAACTATAATTGTTACATCAGACTTTTGCATTTATTTGCCTCATAATCTTAATTGATAAATCTCTTTTACATTTTATCCACCAGGATACAGCCTCATGCATATTATTTGGATAATCCTTTAATATTTTTTCTAAAATTCCTGAAAGTTGATACCAATCAGTTACTGATTCAATTGGCATTATTTCGAACATCTTATAATAAAAATTTGTAATTAAATTTTTTGAATCTCTTAAATCTGCAATAGGAAGAGAAAGCATTTCTAGTGCTTCATAAAACCTAAAAGAATCTATAACAACTGCACCAGACGGGGCTGGACAAACTTTTGAACTCAATAAATTATTATAATATTCTTTTGGATTGTCTCCTTTTGCAAAACCATCTGTTGGTTTATATAGAGAATTTTTTAATTTAGGCATTACTTCGGATAACTGTTGTCTTCTTACATGTGTAATTTGTCCACCAAAATAAACATCATAAGTTTTTTTATCATATTTTGGAATGTTATTTTTTAAATGCTGAGGAACCCCAAGCGGCAACTTGTTATATTTTTCGTGTTTTGCGTGTGGATATTGAATCCAAATGTCTATGTTCTTATGTTTTATAGATTTAACATCAAATATTCCCTCCTCATCTCCAGTAATGAATAAAACTACTCTATCTATCTTATCTAACTCATAGGATATGTGTTCTTCATAGTCAATATTTTGTGGTCCAGGCACTACAACAAATGCTCTCTCCACACTGGGTAATTCAGTTACTTTAATTTGTTCAATTTTATTCTTATTAAAAATTTCTTTAATTAACCCATAATCCCATTTATCAGCAGCGCAGTCTTTTTCTTTAACTGAATATAAATAGGCTTTAATGTTGCTCATTTTTTAGTTCCATCTTGCATAAAGTTAGCGGGATCGCAGGCTGCACATGTATCAACCTGTAAATTTCCATTAACAGACATTGACTTAAAAGAATTTCCACAAGCACAAGAAACAACTACTTCAATAAATATTTGTTTTTCTTTTTGAGATTCTTTTTTTATCCATTCATTATAATAGTCATCTGTAAAGTATCCTAAACCTTTTTCTGGGTCATTAAAAGGATAAAAATAAGAATTGTATGGATCTTCACTTGTTGAAGGATATCTACCCCATTTTTTATTGTAATACTCTCTTGTTACACCCATTCCTGGATCAACGCCACCAAGTTTAATACTATGACCCATTATTGTATCTTTAATATCTATCTTAACTTTTTGCCAGGTAGTTTTATTTTCTTTTATTGTTTTCCAATGATCATCGTAATCTAATAAAAATGCTCTTTGTATTCTCATGCTATAGTCCAAGTCTTCATAGCCATATGGGGTAAAATTTGTATCCCATAATCCAACCTTATCAATTAAAGTTTTATGAAAAGCAATAAAGTGCCAACCAAAAACTCCAAGTGATTCAACTATTACATGCTTAGTATCTTTTAATATTTCAATAAAATCTAAACCGCCAGGTTCTCCAAAACGAACTGCAGCGCTCATGGCTATGTACCACTCAGCGCCTTCGTCATACATTTTTTTTATACCTAAGTTATGACTTGCTGTAAATCCTATATTATTTTCAGTATTGTCAATTTCAAAAACATTTTCTAACTTACATGTTTCCATAAGTTCATCTCTAAAGGATTTAATTCTGTAAGGAAGACCAACAACATATTTCATTTTAACACTCAATCTTTTCATATAGGGTTTGCCAATTTTGAACAAGATTTAGTATTTTATTATTATCCATAAGTTTTGACTTTATAAATATATAGTTGTTTTGTTTTTCATACTCGTAGTCTCTTGCTATTGGAATAAAATCTTGAGATACTAAAAATTTTATAACATCTTCAGCAAGCCATTGATCCTGCCAAAATTTAAAATGTTCTGCTTCAATAAATATTGAGTCTACTTGTTTTAAGATTTTACTTGAATTGCTAAACACTTGCTCAATTGCTCCCTCAACATCAATCCACATACAAACTGTGTCACTACTATTTAAAATACCTGAATCTATAAAAAATCCATCTAAAGTGTTGCAATCAACTTTTGGAGCAGAGTACAAGACATCATCTTGATTACGTATTAAAAGACTGTTGTTACCTATAAGCCTATTAATTCTTTTACCGTCCCACTCTCCATTATTTAAATATGCTTCTTGAATAAGAAACCTAGTCTCACCTATTTTATTTGTAATTGCAGTATTTAAATATTTTACTCCAAAGTTTTGCAAACTGTTCTCATAATGTTTATGCACATACGGGTTAGCCTCAAACGCCCAGGAATTAATATTTGGATAGTCTTGTATTATTTTTTGAGAAAACTCTGCAGAGTTGGCTCCTACTTCAATACTAATTTTAGGTTTTGTTTCTTTTTGAATTAAAAAAAACAGTTCTACTAATTCATCTACTAATAGTCTTTCTTGCGTTGATGAAAACTTTAATTTATTTTTCATTTATTAAATATATCCTGATTTACCCAAGTTTTTGGAGTTAAATTATTTTGAATTTCAACTGGTAAATTAAAGTTAAATGGTCCAGTTCCTCTTACCTTAACCCAATCTATCATGTTTGACAAAATTTCTTTTAACTCATAATGTGTT